GGATGCTTTACAAGAGTATAATAAGTAATGAAGTTATTTGATATAGTTAACGGCAAAGTGGTGATGAATCCACAAACACTAGCGATGCCAGAATTCCGTTACCTGTGGGACAGGGACGATGATGTTGATAAAGATAATGCAGTACGTGAGATATCATATGTGGTATTTCTATGCGACGAATCCTTGGCTAACCCCTATCGCGCGTATAAGGAAGGTGATAGAGAAGAAGTACTTCTAAGGGACTTTATTAAAGAAAAGAAATGGAAGGCCGATAAACATATCGAAGCCGCTATAAAAAAGTACTTAGAGGCTACTCAAACCACAAATTCTAGATTGTTAAAATCCGCAAAGAATGCGGCTGAGAAACTGGCTGGTTACTTTGACATGATAGACTTCAATGAAGTTGATAAAGATGGGAAGTACTTATTCTCTGCTAAGGAACTGGCCAGTAACTTGGCTGCTGTAGGTAATATCGTTAAGTCATTACATCAACTAGAAGAGATGGTTAAAAAGGAACAGCTTGAAACTAACACAGTTCGTGGTGGTGGGGAGATAGGTTTCTATGAGTTACCAAGGAAAGATTTTGATTACGGAGACGGAATGGACGAAGATGAAGGTTTATAAAACTCACGTAGTAGTAGAAACTAACGCAGATAAGTTTAGACCTTCTGCTACCAAATTCGAAAAGCTAGGATATTATACTTCAGCTCCTCCTGGGACAACCGCTTTTATGGAGTTCTGGGATGCTGAATTGAGACGTTGTATACATGGTTATACAACAGAAGATGGGGAGTACATAACGGGGTACTTCTATTTCTATTTGAACTATACCCGTATTATAAAAACAGAAGAAGTTAAAAAGACACAACCAAATGGTAGAATCAAATCTGTGGTCAGACGTATTGAGTCTTTTCCTAGGTATTATGATTACGATAGGGCTTATTTTGAAGCTATTGAAGAGGCCGAGAACGCGGGGAAACACCTGGTAGTTATAAAGAAAAGGGGTGCTGGATATTCTTATAAAGGAGCTGCTATGATGTGTAGGAACTTCTACTGTATACCACGGTCGAAGTCATACGCGATAGCATCAGAGGCAGAGTATTTAACAAAGGACGGTCTTCTCTCAAAGGCTTGGGAGATGATGAGTTTTATAGATGTTAATACTGCATTTGGTAAGAAAAGACAAAAGAAAGACACGGCTATGCACAAGAGAGCCTCTTACGTTGTTGATGATGATACATATGGTATCAAGTCAGAACAAGGTTGGGGTTCAGAGATAATGGGGGTTAGTTTGAAGAACGACGCTCAGAAAGCTAGGGGTAAACGTGGAAAATTAATATTATGGGAAGAAGCCGGTAAGTTTCCAAACCTTAAGGAGGCGTGGCAGATTGCTAGACCTTCTGTTGAAGACGGTACCGTAGCGTTCGGTCTCATGATAGCTTACGGTACAGGTGGTACAGAGGATGCAGATTATGAAGGTTTAAAACAGTTGTTTTATGAACCTGATGGGTATAATGCCCTTCCAATCTTAAATGAATGGGATGAAAGTGCAGCTGGAACAGCGTGCGGCTTCTTTGTACCACAGTACTGTAATATGGAAGGATCGGATAAACTAGGGATAATATCCGAGGGTAGACGCTTCATGGATGAGAATGGTAACTCTGATATTGAGTTTGCAAAGAAATACTGCATGCTCGAAAGGGAGAAAATAATAGGTAGTTCTAGTGATAAGACTTCGATAGATAGATATATTGCTGAACGTCCTTTCAATCCAATGGAAGCCACCTTACAGATACATGGTAATATATTTCCTAAGAAGGATTTAATACGGCATCTGGCAGAGATTAGAAACTCTGAGAAGATGAAGGATTTCAAACAGGTTGGTGATCTATTCTTTGATTCACTAGGTAAGGTTAAATGGGAGATAAATACCAAGTACAAGGATATAACAAAATACTATTTAAAACCTGGGGATGATCCAACTGGTGCTATTGTAATATGGGAACACCCTGGTGATGACCCTCCATATGGTTTGTATATAATGGGATGTGACCCATACGATCACGATCAATCTGGTACAAATTCATTAGGGTCTGTAATAGTATATAAACGGTTTCAGGGATTTGAAGAATACTACGATTTACCAGTAGCAGAGTATACTGGTAGGCCTGATACTGCTGATGAATTCTATGATAAAGTAAGACTTCTAGCACTATATTACAATGCTAGGATACTTTACGAAAATGAGAAAAAAGGTCTGTTTGACTATATGGTTAGGAAACAATGTGAATATCTCCTAGCTGATCAACCAGATATTATAAAAGATATTGTCAAAAATAGTACCGTTTCTAGGGGAAAGGGTATTCATATGACAACAGGTATTAAAGACTGGGGTGAAGGGGCTATCAAAGATTGGCTCATTGCAGAGTATGCACCCGGTCGTAAAAACTTAACCAAAATATTTTCTGAAGCTCTACTTGAGGAACTTATAGCGTATAACGCAAACGGCAACTTTGATAGGGTTATGGCTTTTATGATGGTTATTATTTACATACGAGAGTTACATTTCGTCACTGTAAAGAAAAAGAAGGAGTTCGAGAAAAAGTCGTTATTTCGCGATAGACTGTTCGAACTTGACAACGATAATATATATATTAGTAAATTTCGATAAACATGAATACCCAAAAATCAAGTTTCCCGATGCAGAAAATACCGCGTTCGAAGAAAACAGACGAATGGCAACAGGAGTGTGTGGACGCGATAATATCTCGTGAAGGAAGTGGTTTTGTAGGTGGAACTGACAGAAAGGGTGCGATGCTTACGGCATATGGTCTTTACAATAGTGAATTTAGTGAAGACGATCTGAAGTATGTAACCAATCCTTTTAAAGTAGAAGACGGCTTTCCTGCTAGGATGCAGAACTTCAATATCATTAGGCCTAAGATAGACCTGTTGATTGGTGAGGAAAGCAAACGTCCATTCAACGTGAAGGTTATACAGACAAACTATGACGCTGTAACAAAGATACAAGAGGAAAAAAAGAACCTCTTACTACAGTATATTCAGTCTTACATTGGGGTACAACAGGATGATCAAGGTCAACCTATTACTCCGCCTGAGATTGAAAAATACATGAAATATAATTATAAAACCATATCTGAGGAAGCCGCATTTCATTCTCTTAATTACTTAAAGGAGAAACTGAATTTGCAGAATGAGTTTCTGAAAGGTTGGAAAGACGCTCTAATCTCTAGTGAAGAGATTTACTACGTAGGTGTAGTTAATGGTGAACCTAGTCTAGAAAGGGTAAATCCAGTTAACTGTGACTACGATAAAGATCCTGATCTGGAGTATATTGAAGATGGAGACTGGTTCCTTCGTAGGATGGAAATGAGTCCTTCAACAATACATGATAGATTTTTTGATATGCTTAGTGAGAGCGATCTTGATAAGATAATGGCATACAGTGAAGGTAGACCTACTTTCTCTGGTGGTGCAGATAGTGTTAATAACTCCTCTATAATGTATAGAGAGAAGTTCTCCAATAAACTGTTAGGTAACGCTAACTATGATGCAGATGGCAATATGCTTACTGTGTATCATTCTGTTTGGAGATCTGAAGCACGTACTGGTTTTCTAACTTCTACTGATCCTGAGACAGGTGAAACCATAGAAACTATGGTAGATGAGAACTACAAACCAGGACCTGGTGAAGAGATTAGATGGGAATATGTTCCTGAGATATGGGAAGGATATAGGGCTGGTGAAGATGTATACTTTGGTATTGGCCCAGTAGACTATCAACATGTGTCTATTGATAATCCTTCTAATAGGAAGTTACCATATTGTGGGACTATATATAGTAATGTAAACAGCAGACCTAAGTCACTTGTGACTATTATGAAGCCGTTGCAGTATATGTATATAATACTATGGTATAGGTTGGAACTGGCACTAGCTAGGGATAAAGGTAAAGTTTTAACAATGGATATCACCCAGATACCGAAAGGACTTGGTATATCTGTTGAGCAGTGGATGCACTATGTAAGTGCTCTTGGTGTTAACTTTGTTAACCCATATGATGAGGGTTGGGATATACCCGGCCGTGAAGGTGGTAAACCTGCTGGCTTTAACCAAATGACTGCTATGGATTTAAGCATGGCCAATGCTATTGCTGAGTACATACAGTTGATGATGAAGATAGAGGATATGATCGGTGAGATATCTGGTGTATCCAAACAAAGACAAGGTGCTATAACTAGTAACGAATTGGTTGGTAACGTGGAGAGAGCTGTTATACAGTCTTCGCATATTACTGAACCGTTATTCTGGTCGCATAATCAAGTTAAGAAGAATGCTTTAACAATGCTTCTTGATGCAGCTAAAAGCATATGGAGTGAGAAGGAAGCTAAGAAACTTCACTATGTTATGAATGATTCAGTAAGGATCTTCATGGACATTACAGATGATTTCTTATATGCCGACCATGATATATTCTTAACAGATGCTACAAAAGAAGAACAGAACATACAGTCACTCAGATCTATGTTACAACCTGCAATGTCAAGTGGTGCTACATTACTTGAAGCTGCTGAGATTATAACTGGTGAGAATATGTCACAGATTAAGAAGAGACTTATGGATATCGATAAGACTAAAGCTGAAATGGTTGCCGCACAACAGCAGGCACAACAGCAGGCTGCTCAGATCGAGAATC